AATTGTGTATAGTTGTTGGTGTCGCATCTGTAGTTGTAGTAGTATCAGTTGTAATAAAATTTTTTACAGAACCTGAACCTAAAACTATTTTATTACAACTAAAAGTCGCCGCACTATAGTGCTGTGTCTCTATTTGAATAACACCATTAAGTTCATCCAAAATAATATTGCCACTCGTTCCTAAACTTCGTAATCCATAACCATCTTCAACAAATATAAAGTTAGTTCCTGTATTATTTCCATTAACTAAAACGGTAGCTAGATTAGAAGCAGTTGAACCTACAAAAGTAATTTCTTTTATAGTGTCTCCTGTTCTGATGAAGGCTTTTTCAGCGTCTTCATTTACTCCGATTTCACTTAAAGCTAAATCATAAGGTGTCCATGTGCCACCTGTAAAATCTTCTGTATCAGGAACTGAAAAAGTAGCTGAAGCACTACCACTTAAAGTGTGGTGTGAAATTCTACTATATTGTGTTATTTTAGCCATTTATAAATCTATTTTTTTTTATAATATATTTTTTTTATATTTTTCTAAACCTATTCAATTATATATCTACCTCCGTCTAAATAATTTATAACATCATTAGAACCTAATTCTCTAACAACATCTCTTGAAGCTGATATATAATTTATTATTTTATTAGAGTTCGGATTTAAAACTTCATCTCTAGAAGCACTCACTTCACCTGAAGATATAATAAAAGAGTTTTCAATATAAAAACCGGGTTCGTCTATTTTAAGATTAGAACCAAATATAAAAGATGATTTTACACCCGCACCTAATTTATTATTAGAACCTACTAAAAAATTTCCACCTTCACCTAATTCAATTGAATTATTATTACCTTGAATATAATTATTCGGTGAAGCTATAAGATTATTGTTTCCACTTACAATAACATTTCTAGTATATACTTCATTTTCTTTACCAGCGACCATACTATCAACTTCAGTAATTAAATTTGTTTGACTAGTTTTTAGAACATTAAAAGGACTTCCGGCTTTACCACTTGGTTTATTAAATATTATATCATTACCAGCCGCATTAAAACCTGTAAGAGTAAAAGGTTTTCCTGAACTAGTTAAACCAATTGCTATTGTATTTAAAGGTTTTTGAGTTATAGCGCCTTTAACAAAAGGTCTTAAAACTTTTGTATATAAACTTTTTATCAATTCAACCTTTACTAAAGTTTCTCTAGTCGGGTCATAATTAAGTATTTTATTAACCTTAAAATATTGTCCGTGAATAAATATATTATCATTAAATCTAAAATCAGATATATCAAAAGGTGTTAAATAAAAACTTGCTGTTATTATTCTACTATCTTTATCACTAATTTCATTTATCATATTTTCATAAAATGAACTATATAAATTATTATTTGTTATATCTTCTTCTGGATAATATAAATCCTGTGTCTGACCGTAATTTAAGTCGTAAGAAGGATTTTGTGGATTATCAAAATGACCTAAATATGGATATGCTTTATATTTAACTCCTTCAAATTTCCAACTATCACTATCAGTAGCCGTTGGTAAAAGTCCGTTAAGTGGTGTTATAATTCCTGATATAGCCGCACCAGCGCCAACAAGTGAAAATGGTAAATTAACTACTATCGTTTTTGTATCAACAATTTCAACTATCTTAAATTGACTTTGAAGAGCCGGTTTAGCGACACCTCCGTCTGACTGATTTACCATAATCCAATCTCCTACTTTATAATTAGGGTGAGTTATATTTGTAAAACCATCAGTAGTTAATTTAGTAAAAGCGTTAAAATTTCCACCTGTATTAAATTGGTAATCATCATAACTCCATGTCGCTCCAGTTGAAGAATTAAACCTAGTAAGAATTCTCGGGTTATGTTCTGTTCTACTAAATATACCATTATTGACCTTACCAATTTTAGGAATAATTAATTGATTACTACCACTCACAGGAACTAAAGGCGTTGGTGAAAAACTTATTTCTACTTTTTTTTGTCCTTTAATAAAATCATTATCAAATATAAACTGGTATTCACCATAAGCGATGCCTTTGTGGTTGTTTTTATAATCTTCGTTGTAAATATCTTTATCATCTTTATATCTAAAATTTGTTTGTTTATTTTGAGTTTCAGCTAGTATCTGTTCTTCTATCGGTTGATTAATATTTAATTTATTACTCCAATCTTTAACTACACCAGAACCATAATAATCATCTCTTGGTTCTATAATTAAAGTATTCTCATTTTCTTTTGATGGTTCAACTATTAAGTTAAACATTTTTATTATTGAGTTTATAAAATCTTTTTGTTTGAAGTTTTGTGGTAAAACTGAACTATAATCAATCTGTTCGTTAATCATAATATTCTCACTTAAGACATTATAAAATTTATTTGAACTACTAAAAGTTCCTAAAACAACACCAGCTGGAAAAGTCGTATTATATGTGGTGGTTGTTAAATTTGCGGTGTAATTAACTGACGGTGGTAATAAATTACTATTTCCAAATTGTTTTCTAATCTGTGAATTAAGAGCACCATAATTTAATTCAACCCATACTTTCTCACCCGGATATAATTTCTTTCTATTAGTCGTGCTATCATCTAATATATCTGAAGCGATTTGACCTATAACTCTTCTTGGTCCCGGATATATACTTATAGAATTAAGTGAAGGTGCCGCTTGTGTTGCTGATATAAGAGTTTGTATATCTTGATATACTATACCGGGTATTTGTGATGCTGTAAATCTTAAAGGCCACATCGCACCATTAATTGGAATTGTATATCCAGCACTTACGGTTAATCCTGTAGCCGGATTTCGGCTTCTTCTAAAACTTATAGAGGTTAAAGGTAAGCTAGTTCCTTCTATAGTTAGAGTATCTAGATTAGATGTGAAAAGCCATGATATATCAAAATCACAGACAAATCTTCCAGCGACAAAATTAGCAGGTGCTGTATATTCAAAAGTTGTTGTATTATATAAATTATCAGGGTCTCCAAAAGGCGCCGTTTCATTATTAAAAGGTAATCTAAATTTACCAAAATTTATACTTTTATCATTAGGATTATTAGTAGAACCTTGAGTAGTATTGAAATTAATTTGTCCGTCAATATAATCCTGTGGAATTAAAGTTGTTGAGGCTTTTGAGTAGGTCGCAGCAGCGACCATTCCTATTGTAAATTTATCGTCTAAAGAATTTATATTCCTTACTAATTCTTGTCTATTAAAAGGTGTATATAAACTTTCAAAAATCTCACTATTAAGAAAACTTGAACTATAATTATAACCAGCGTTATTAAATATTTTATCAAAAATATATTTTATATTAGTCGCAGGATAAAGTTGAGTAGTTTTAACTTGTGTATTGTAAGTCGTAGTCCATCCATTTATATCACCTAAACTCCAATTATATCCATAATCTATAAGAGGATAAAAATAGCCTTTTTCATAACTAGCCGTCCATGAACTTATGATATTAGATGCCGTCCAATCATGGTCTAACTCACTAAAATCTAAATCAGTTATAAAACTATCACCTAATAATTTATAAAAATTATCATTATCAGCGAATATAACAACTTCATATTCACACTTATCAACACTATTATTAACTATTACTTTCCTTAATTGTAAATAACCATCAAAGACAACCACCGTATCACTTAAAATCCAAGCTTTAGTTTTTTTATTCGGATTAAAAGTAGCAGACACACCTAAATCAGAAATATCACCAAATATAATTCTGTTGTTTTTTGTCTCTGGTAGTTTTATTGTTTTAGAAAATGAAGCATTCCTCTTATCAATTTCAACTATATCAGCCACATTAAAAGTTAAACTTATAGGTTCGGATTTATAAGTGTCTAACCACTTTCTTTCACCATTTAATTCTATTAATAATTCAAATCTATTAGCCATATTTTTTAATCATTTTGTAAGTTTTTAGGAAACGCCATTTTATAATTCAGAACAAAATTAAATATCTTATCTCTCATAGTTGTTTTAACTTCATAATTATTTCCCTGTATTATTATTGGTAATTTATAATCACCACCAGTCGGCGCATTATCATCAACATCTAATATATAAACTTCAGGTGAGGTCATTAAAGTTTCTAACCACTGAGCTTCTTTTTCTGTAATCCAATTACTCTGTATTGTAAAAATCTCTTCAGCCATAGTCGCGAATATTTTGTTTCCTCTATCACCTATATTATAATCCCACGCAGGTGTTCTTTCATATTCGTCTCTTTTTATAGACACTACTTTTTTTACATCTCTAGTAAAGGTAAAGTAATCCCATCCACCTTGTCTATTTAACCATACTACTCGTATCCACTCACTTCTATTATAAGGTGAGCACTCACTACTTAATTTATATTTAAGTGTCTCTGACGCTGTAATTCCACTCTCTAAATAAGTTATTGTATAGTAATCATAATTTGTATTATTCCAGTTTATACCAAATAACGCATCTAAATTTCTAGTTCCAACACCAAAATCTAATCTATGATATAAATTAGAAGAGGTTAAACCTTTATTATGAGTTGCTTGTTGAACCCCAGCTGAATTAAATATATCTACTTTAATTGAATTATTACCTTCTGATGGATTATAAGATATAAAAGATATAGTTTCCCACTCGTGCTCACTAGAGGTTGAACCATAATAAATAGGTTTGTAATTTTGCGGGTATTCAGTTAAAAACTTTCTATCAACTAAAACTCCATATTCATCTTCAAATTTATAAGAACCATTAATAGAGTTTGTTAAACCTAAAACATATTGACTAAAATCTCTTTCTCTTTCTGTATATTGTCTTGTTCCATCAAAAGCATGTTTAGTAGAGGCCGTCGCATTTAATCTTAATATATTTGATATAACACCACCATCAGTTCCATTAGGTGTATTTACTCCACTCCAAGATTTATCTATAACAGCGAACACGGAATTAGGAACTGATATAACTGAAGCCGTGCCGTCATATGATATATTAACTTGTTTGTTTGTTTTATTCACCGTGATTATATCACCGGCTGTTAATCCATGTGCTGTTGAAAAAGTCAGACCTACATTTGTCGCATTAAAATAAAAAACATCATAATAGGTTTGATTAGGGTTATACTCATAACCATAGTTAATTGTATATTGAACTAGTCCTTCAGGTATTCCACTATAGGCTGTAGTCGTTCCATTACCAACAAATTTGCTATCAAAACCTGACTGAAATGGATTTACATTATAATCAAAAAAGGCTTTTAATAATCTATTAGGACTAAAAACTGAATATCCATCAGGTGTCGGTGGAACTTTATATGTTGATAAGGTTGTTAAGTTTGTTGTTGAAAAAGGTTCGTTCTTTTTTTTAATCCTATATACATACTTAAAGTCGGACACTGAAGATGAACCACTATCAACTTTATACCACAATTCTTTATTTACGGGCGACCAGTCATCTGGTTCAATAATTATACTTACGGTTGCGGACATTTTATTTTATTATAATTTTATCTATTAAATCACTTATATCTTCTATAGCAGCAGTTTCAATTAACTTTTGCTTATTATTATAAACTTCATCAATAGTGTTTTTAATCACATTTGTTGGTCTAATTCCATTTCTCTTTATACTTCTTGCTATTAAAAATTTAGCACTTTCTTTTGATATAGGTTTTCCTTTTTTATCTTTCATGGTTATACCTCTAGCGGAAATCCATTTATCTAAAGCTCTTGTTGGTGGTTGTTTAGCTCCTCGTTTTCTACCTTCATCAACATTAGTTAAATAATTAGCGGCTCTTAATTCAATCATTAAACCATTTACCTTTTCTATAATTTTATAATCTATACTTCTTATTAATTGACCGGTTGCTTTTTTATTAGCATTCAATAAATTTTTAATAAGTGTTTTTACCAAGTCTTGTCCTATTATATCAAAGGCCTCTTCTAAATTATTACTTTCTAATTGTTGCGCCATTATTTCTTTTTATCTATTTGTTCTAACTTTCTTTGTGCCCACTCTATACCAGCATCACCACCCCAACATAACCACATTAATCTACCACATCCATCACCTAAAGCTTTTTCGCTATTCTGTCTATGTCTCTCAAAAGCCGCCATCCTTGCTATTGTATCTCTTGATATAGGTTTTCCTTGCGCCAATTGATTTGCTCTTACTTTACCAACAGGCGTTCCACATGAACCCCAACCATTTTTCTCAACCCATCTCAAAGCCACTTTCGCATTTTCTTTTGCGGCTTCAGGGTAATCATCATAACTTCGTTCTAAATAATAACCTTCAGCGGCTATACCTTGTTTAAGTGCGTCTTGTTTAGCACCGGGTCCTGTATAGCATTTTCCTTCTTCACCCCATTTCCATCCTAACTTTTTATCTATTATACATCTTTTAATCGGCATGTTTTTATAACATATTTTTTTTTATATCTATATCATATATATTGTTGCTCGCTTTTAACATGCTGTTGCTGTAATAGGTGTTATTGGACTATCACAATAAGTCCATCTAATCGCTTGTTTTAGTGTTAAGTCAATAGACCAACCATTTACATTATCATCAGTCGCTTCTACAACCGGTGTAAAATTCACATCTCCGTCTATACTTAAACCCATTTCAACATAGTAAGGGTGTTGGTTTATTTCACTCAAAATAGTATCCATAATATAATGAGTATCAGATATAATATCGTTATAATTATTTTCACCAAAATTAATTTTATCCATACTATAAATTGTAAAAGTATATAGATTAGTTTTTAGACCATTAAGTCCTAACTGACTTACGGTATTATTATTCTCAACCCATATATACGGAAATTTCATTTCATTATCAGCACCTATATTATAACTAGGTCCATATCCAAAGTCATTAACCATCATGTGCCTATCAGCCAAGTCTTGAAATATTGAAATTATTTTAGTTAAACTTTTTGTAGTATTAGCCATTTCTATAATTATTTTTTATATTGTTTTTTTTATTGGTGTAAATATCTTTTTCATGCCAGTAAGATAATAGGTTCAAGCACTCAATATAATTTCTTTCATATATATTATCATGTTTTGATATATCACCATCACTTAATCTATCTATCATACTAATCCAATTCCATCTATTATCAAGTTCTACTTGACCTAAACTTAAGGTCTCTTCTTTATCGGTCATATTATACAAAGATTTATATTGTTTATAAATCATTGCTTCCCACCTAAAAAAAAAACTACCGGCCCCATTACATCTATACATGGTTGTGTTAAAAATAATTCTTTTCTATATTCTAAATTTTCAACATCAAATCTATTCTGATGCCATATTTCTAAACCTGTCTCTTCATTTTTAATTAATTTACCGGGTCTTAATATAATTGATAATATATAAGGTATAGCCTCCGCATCGGATTTTATATTCTCTTGAAAAGTTTTCATACTTATATATTCACCCATAGTTAATTTATTTAAGTCGCTCGGAAAAACATAATCTACATCACCTATTTTCAAGACCTTTTTATGTTTAGTAAAATCATAATCATCATTTAAAAAAACCATATCTAAAGTAATTTCATTAACCATATCTAAAGTTAAATCATCTAACTCACCATCTTCAACATCAATTAAAGCCTCTATCACTTTTAATAAATATAATTCTTGTAATATAACCTCACTCTTTTTTTCTTCTAATTTAGCTATATTTACATACCTCTTAAGTGTTAGTTCTTCCCAGTTTTGCGGAACATAGTATTTTTTTTCATTAAGTAAAAACTCTCTCATATCTTTTATATTCTTTTTTTCTTTATAATATATTATATTAAATTTTTTCTAATAGTGTATCCTAAAATAATCTTTATCAGTTTTACTATTTTTCTTTTTCCACCAGTGAATAGCATACCTCATCGCATCCATCGCATCATCATATACTTTGACCGGCTCATCAATTATTAAATCACCATTAGTTTTCCACTTATAAGAGTTTATCTCTTTTATAATATTTACGGCTGAATTATGAATAAATAATTCTGTTGATTTAACGCTATCAATTCCATCTTTGACGGCCTTTATAGCACCTTTAACATTATATCTATTTCTTTTTAGAACCTCAATAATTTCAGGTCTAGCACTATCACATATAATTTCTGAACTTTTTGATATACCTAACTCGTTCATTTTTTTTAATAAATCATCAGCGGTCAAAGCACTTTGATATATAATCTCTTTTATATAAACTTTATTATCTATAAAATTACACTCTATTAAAGATGTCGGGTGATTAAAACCAAAATCTAATCCGTATATAGTTTCATGAGTATCTACTAATTCATCAAAATATTTCCAGTGAGTATATATAGTTGATTTAGCCACGCCTTTTTCACCTAAAGCATAAACTCTATAATAACCTTCATCTATATTAATTAGATATTCAATTTCTTTTATTTGTTCCTCACCTAAAAAAGGATTATCTTTATAAGTAGAGTGTATCAATATACTTTCTTCTCTATCAACTAAATCATATAACCAGTGGAATTTTTCAGACGGATTAAAATCAAATATAAGTTTATCCGTTGTTCTCATATTCAATTGGTTATATTCTTCAAAATTAATTTCATTTGCCTCATTACACCAAAGTATATCTCTTTTTCTACCTCTTAACTTTTGCTCGTCATCAACAGAAAAGAATTCAATTGAAGAGCCGTTCTTAAAATTATAAATATGATTTGATTTATTATGTTCGTTAGTATTATATAAATCTAACTCTCTCATCACTTCAAAAAAATCTCTCATTACAGAACCTCTTAAACTCGGAAAAGATTTTCTAACTATACTAACAACTTTATTAGGATTTCTTAAACAATATATTATCATCAACTGACACAGGCTATAAGTTTTAGAACTTCTTGAACCACCTTGATTAATAATAAATCTTTTACTATTATTAATCAGAGCTTCATAATTTTTCTTAAAAACTGGTGTGTGTTTAATCTCTAGTGTCGCCATCTTCTTTTCTAACTTCTATTAATTTTATTTCAGTTATTTTATCACCACCAGTAGTAATATCTAAACTATCAGTATATCCTCTCTTTCGTGCTTTGTATTTCATATAAAAAAGTATAGACCTTTCAGAACCTTCTTTAATCTTTTTAAGAAGGCTGTTCTCAACAAAGTCAAGTGTTATATCATTTATATCATCTACACTTAATTTGAATTCAACATCTTCATTATAATATCTGTAAAAAGTATCTCTACTTATTCCAACTTCTTTACAAGCGGGGCTTACAATTCCTAAACTTCTTTCTAAAGCGTCTAGTAATTTCTTTTTATAAACCTGTGGATTTTGTTTCATTTTATTATATTATTTTTTTATTTTATAAACTTTTTACAATTGTTTATTTAAATATTAAATAAACAATTGTGTAAATTATTATTATAGCAGTTATTATTATAGCATCTGTTTTTTTACTATCATTTTCCATATTCTATTTTTTTATTTTATAAACTTTTTATATTGTTCGTAGTTGTCTATTCTTGCCTCGGATATTTTCATATAGTCAGCATCCATTTCCATACCACAAAATCTAAATCCTTCTAATCTTGCTGATATACCAGTTGAACCAGAACCCATAAACGGGTCAAGAACTATACCATTAGGTGGTGTTATTAATCTAACAAGATAAGTCATAAGTGATATTGGTTTTACCGTAGGGTGAAAATTCTTTTTAGGTGGTGTAATCCAATCTGGTTCTTCACATTTACAATCTTCTGGTTTTAACATAGATGTATTACAATAAGAGCATCTCCTATCTAATCCGTGTCCTTTACCACCAGTTGTAGTTTCCTCAAATCCATCTAACCCCATATTTCTTTCAGCCTTACTTACTTTTGCTTGATAAAAAAATCGTGAGGCGCCGCCTCCATTATCAGCAGGACAGGTTCCTTCAACATCAACACTTAACTTTGATTGGTGAATAGGACTTCCACCTTTTATACCAGTTCTTCCTTTACTTGGCTTTGATATACCACTCTGTTCGTCCATCAAATAACAAGGACACATAGGATTAGTGTGTATATCACCTTTATCATTATAGTTGTTAGGTGCTTCCGCTTTACTACCTTTCATAAAATCAACACTTCTATCACCTTCTAACTCTTTATTATTATACTCTTTACCTTTATATAAAAACGGTTCTCCTTTTTTACCTATAATAACCTCATCACATATACACTCTAATATGATGTTGGCTGGAAATCTACCTTCTTCACTTGGTGGATTTAATGAATTAGTAAAATCAACATTTACACCTTCTTTTTGACCACCATCTGTAAGTTGTTTATACTTATCAGCATTTTGATGTCTATATAAAGGATTAGTCGCAGGATTTTTATCACTCATATCAAATCCAACTCTACAACCATCTATATTTATACCACCAGTTCCCCATTTTAGAACATTCAAAGCGACTGACTTTTCACTTAAGGGCTTGCGAGCCACACATATAGGTTCATTTGCTGGTTTAAGAGCAGTTCCCCAACCTTCATATTGTGATGAGCCTTTTGTTATTTTTATTGTTGTTCTTTCGCCTTTATTTTCCGCGTGAAAGTTTCCACTTGTTATATCATCACCTTTTCTTGAACCAACAACCTCTCTATCATTGCCTTGTAATTTATCAACAGCCTTACCGATGTTATGACTTTTAGGAAATCCTGAACCATACAACCACATAATCTGGTCTCTAATCTCAAAGCCAGCATCTTCTATATTTACAACCATACGGTGATATGTCCGTGTGCCACCAAAAGATAAGATATGTCCGCCGGGTTTTAGAACTCTCCATACCTCTTTCCAGAACTCAACAGATGGAACATCATAATCCCACTTTTTATTCATAAAAGATAAACCATAAGGCGGGTCTGTTATTACACTATCAATTGAATTGTCTGGTATTTTTTGTAGTGATGATATATTATCACCTAACATTAATTTTACTCTACTCATATTCTTTTTTATTTTTTTTATTGCCAGTTTTGTAAGTTTTTTTTATAATATATTAAATATATTATTTTCTAACTAATTATAAAATTATCTCTATTAGAACTAAACCAATCTAATAATTGTTGATAATATGAACCTATACTGGTTTTACAATTACAATTTGTTTGATATTGAACCGCCTTTATATTAATATATCTTTTATATAAGTGATATATACTATCCATATCTTTTTGTGAGGCTACAGCCACCTTAGCCAATCTTAAAATTTCATCATGGTCTTCTATTGAAAACATTTTTTCTTCTTCCATATTCTTTGTTTATTTTTTTTCTATTTTTTTACATATAAAATATGTTATACCATATTGATTATCTGTTATTAATTCCCACTCACTCGCATCTAATAAATCAAATTCTTCTGGTGTTAAATCATTTATATCTTTCGGTTCTAAAGGTAAATAAAAATAACCTTCTGGTGTATTCTTTTCTACATACCATAACCACCAACTTTTCCACTCTTCGGTCATTTTAGTAAATCATTTATTTTTTTATCTCTTAAATTTATAATCAGTTTTTCATCAGCGGCTTTATCTAAACAACTTTTTATTACATCATCTATAACCGCTTCGGAAAAATAAACTTTCATAACATAATATAAATTCGTGAGTATTTCCTCATTATCACTCCAAGATATAATCTTTATCTTAAAATTTCTCAATAATTCATCTAGTGAGTTTTCTAATTCTATACTAGGGTCTATCACTAATTCTTTTGATTTCATATTTTGTATATCTTTCATGATATTTTTAACTTCTTCTATATTCATTAGTTCCAATTATTATTTGTAAAATCTTCACATATATTAAGAAATAAAATTTCAGTATTAACTCTCCAATTAATTAATGAATTAAATATTTCTATATCGTGATAAAAGGTTGTGAATTCCGTATATTGTTTATTTTTAATTTGTTTTAACTTTACGGTATAGCTAAAACCATTTTCTAAATAAATTTCTCTTTTTCCCATATTCTTTTTTTCTTTTATATATTAAGTTCTAAAAGTCATTTTTTTCTATTTTACTTTAGTTTAACTTAATTCTATTCTCATAAAATCCTAAAATTTTATCATACCAAAAACCAATAAATCCTACGGCTGAGGCCATAAATATATCAGCGGTAAATATTAAAGTCATCCAAAAAGACATACACATTAAACATGATAATAATAATTTAATCATATTAAATATTAATCTATCTGGTAATAAATCCAGTATCATTTCAATCGGTTTAAACCTTGTTATAATCCAACATAGTAAAAACATTTTAATTCCAGTTAAAATCAATAGCATCATTTTTTAATTTATTTTTTATTTCTTTTTTTACTTTCCTAATAGCCCAACTTATGGATTTTATGTTTATTTTATACATATTACTAAGCTCTCTTAATTTATATCCTTCTATATAATATTTACTAAAAAGTGTTTTACCATACCAGTGCTGATTATCTACGGTGGATAAAAGTTTAAGATATAAATTAATTATATCTATATCTTCATTTTTAATTATTGTGTTAAAAACTTTTTCACCATTTATTTTACATCCTTCTAAATTATCAACTAGTATTTGTTCTTCGTATTCATTTTCGGAAATTCTTGGATAATTTTCAGTGGTTATACTTTTAATTTTCCAAAACATACCGCTATTTTTAACTCTACCTTTTTTAATTCTACTACATATAGTAAAACATAGATATTCTAAAAAATTATTTTTATAAGCATTATTTAATTTGCTTTTATCCATATTATATAATTGATTTATTAACTCTGATTTTAATTCTTCCCAGTCGTTTTTACCTACAACTCTACAATATTTATTTATATCAGGACTATTCCATACCTTTAATATAATTTCATCTATATTCATAAATTTTCATAATTTCCAAAATATAAATCGCTGAATTTTTTTATGTTTGCGGCGGCTTCATATTCTTCTCTTTCTATACAAAGTATAGTCATATATTCTACTATTGATATAAAATATATATTTACTATTGGTATTAATTCGGTTTCATAAGAACTTAAAATCTCATCAAAAAAATGATTAAAAGTTTTAATAATTTTATTTATTGCTTTATCTGATAAGATTATATTTACTATAAGGACAAATAATATATCATGACAATTCTGTATATTATACCATACATGTATATGTAATGAACTTTTACAATCAATCCAGTCAGGTAAATATTTTAATCTATCTTCTAACTCGTTTCTTATTTCTAATAGCTTCATCATTTTATTTATTTTAGTTGTTTAAGTTTTTCCCACATTAACAACATTTCATCTTCAGGTAGCATTGTCGTCCATACAACTCCAAATTGTCTAGTATATATGTCTATTAATCTTAAACAATCTATAAAGTCAAAATATCCTGACTTACTTTTCATATCTTTTATAAAAGCATTAATTTCTTTTTTAAGTGGTTTTTCTTTTTCATTAGGTGGATATGCTACTCTTTCACCACTTTTTTTAGTGCCATGACAGAATTTACATGGTTTTATTAAAACACGCTTTTCTAAACCTCCTATTTTATTTCTACCTCCTTTTAGATAAACTATTTTAGAATAAAAGTATTTTCTATCTAAATATCTTTCGCATTTTTTACAAAACACTATTCTCTCGTCCATATAAATATTCTCCTATTATTCTAGTCATTTCTTTTCTAATCTTAAGTAATTCATTTCTGTCTTTTTTATTAAGATATTTAGTGCTTTGATTATTTAATTCTAAAATTCTTTCTTTTAATTTATCTTTTTTCATAATAATAGTTAATATTTTTTAGATTAAATAAGTATTCAGTATCTTTAATTATTTCATAAGATGCTATATCTTTATAAATATATTTTTTCCTTAACATATTTAATTCATTATCATAAGAGGTTCCATTAAACATCTCATCTCTTAATTTATCAATCATTAAGATAATAGCCAGTTTTGTTTTTTCGTTTTCCATATTCTTTGTTTCTTTTTTTTATACTATATATATTATGTTCTAAAAGTCATTTTTTTCTAAAACCTTCGTTTTTTGTGAAATTTAGAGGGTAGTAAAAAAAACTTTTATTTTTTTTATTTTATTTTATGATTTGTTTTTTTATTGATAATTGTGGATATTTAGATTTAATCCAATCATAAATTCTATCAACATCTTTTTCTTTAACAATAACGCTATCATGTATCGGTAAAGCCCACTCTGTCGGTATATTATTCATTATATCATCAATCCATATTTTACTTTCTATTCTTTGTAAGTGTGAAGCCATATTCTTATAATTACCTTTTTTATAATTTTTGATATACTTACTAACTACAGGAAATAAAGTGTGTATATTAAAGTTAGGAACATATCCACTACTATTAATCCAAAACATAAAAAGTTCTTTTGCGTCTTCTCTACTATTTAATTTTAGTTTATATTGAACTTCTAAATAAAAATCTTTATCATTATCAAATATATCATTATAAAACGGGTCAATTATTCCTTTGTCTTTCATATCTGAATATAATAATCTTGGTTGTGAAGAAGACGCATCAATAGTCCAATAACCAGTAAAGTCATTTTTATAATCTCTAATTGCTGAGTGGTGTATTCTTCTACCAAAAGTGTCTCGTGATATTTTTATATCTTCAAATCCAAATTCAATTAAACTCTTTTGTATTATATCATACCATCTAAAATATTTATTACTCACCATATCAACATCAATCTCATATCCATCAGTTGATATTAAGAATTTATATTTCATACATATTCCTTTATTTACATCGTAATATTTTTTATGTATAGTATTAAAAACATCTTTCGTGTCTATTGATGGTCTAGTGTAAGGTGTTATTAAACCTATCAGTTCAAAATAATCAATTATCTTTTTATATCTTTTATTTATAGATGATAAATATTCACTAGGAACAGAAAAATAATCAAATTTGTTTTTTCTTTTACTCATTAAATATAAAGCCGCGTATATTTTAACAGCATTATTTTTTACGGTGATATTATAAGGTATTTCATTAATAATAGTTTTTATCTTATCGTTAATCTCTATAGTCATATTCTTTTGTTTTCTTTTATATATAAAAAACTCTCTTCTCCCTTACCCACTTTTTACATATATTCTCACTTTTTTTATAAAATAATTAAAAAGTGAGGAACAATATATATGATATAGATATAGATATAAATATAAAGAATATATTAGAAAATATTTAACTATGTATATTATAAAAAAAGAATTAAAGAATATGATTATAAGAAATAATTGCGTTGAAGAAGGAACTATTAATATAGAATTAAACGGTGTTTGTAGTTCTATTACAGAAATAATAAATCAAGCACCTACTATTGAGTGCGATGAGTTAATGGTCTGTATCGGCCCTCACTTGGTTTCTTTATATGATTTAATTACTGATGTTTATACTTTCGTTCAATCATCTCAGCAGAGTAATGATGTTAATTTCCAAAATCTTTTTAATCAATATAACCTACTATACTTTTATTTTCTAAAGTGTTGTAAAGATTTAACTGACCGCCTTATTAGAATTGAACGCAGAATAAATAATATAGTTGTAGTTCGTGAGGTTTATATTAAATCACCATCACAGATGAATAATAATAATAATAATAATAATAATAGACCCGCACAAAAAGTAAGTATTCAACCACCACCATTTATAATTAATGAAGACAGATATGTTATAGACCAATCTATTATGAACGGATATACAGAAGGTTATAAAGTTTATTTTGACTTCGGTTATTCTGTAAGTCCTTATGTTTTCTGGTTAATGAATAGTGAAGGATTTTTAAGAAAATTATGTATTAAAGAGGTTCCTTTTATTAAAGGTTCATTACTAGCCAACAACTGGATTAATGAGGTGATTAAAATATTTAATGAAAATCAAATAGAGTTTGATGCGAGTGTTTTAGTATATAAAAAAAATATAGTTAAGTATTCATTTATTATACCTAAACTATCAGGTAGATTTTTAGTATCAAATTCAAGTTTAATTAGTTTAGATGGTGTTGATGTAAATAGTTTTTTACCTATTATATACAATAAAAAAGAAGGTGATTTATTATTAGAAAAAATAACTAAATATAGAATTGATAAAAAACCTCTTTTAATCGGTCATGAACCTGTTTTATTTACATATCAAGTTCTAAATAGTAAAACAGGTGTAAGAACTTTATTTGAAGCCGGTGTTAATCACTGGATAAAATATACTTCTTAATCCAATCTAGTTCTTTTTTATATTTCTTTTTACTAATTTTACCAGATTTATATTGCTCTTGTAAAATCTTTCTACACTTTAATATTTTTTCCATATACAAATATACTATAAAAAATCCACATATGATAAAGGTTGATATTTTTTCTTTATATATAAACTACAAGAAAATATAAAAATAAAAATCAACCTTTATCTATGTCTTTTATCTATAAGTTATATAAATCGGTTCTTAAAAAGTTTAGTTATTTTCTAGAAAAAATAATTAAACTTATGAATTATAATCAAAAATTTATAGAAGATTTATCAGCTGGTAATTTAGGTGAAAAAGTATTTGCTAACTTTTTATTAAAAAAAGGATTTAATATAAAAGGATTTAATAATGATTATAAATATGATATAATTACTGATTATCATAGTAAAATAATTACATTTGAGATTAAAACAGACAGATATGAATTTCTTAAAAGTGTAAAAACTAATAATATATTTATAGAGGTTAGTTGTAATAATAAACCATCTGGTATATCAAAAACAGAAGCGGATATATTTGTTTATTTTTTACCTGATTATGAAGAGTGTTATTGTATATCGGTTAAAGAATTAAGAAAAATATTAAGGTCAAATCCAGAATATTTTAGATATACAACACAGAGCGGTGATTTAGGTAAAGTTAAAGGTTATTTAATTAATAGATATGATTACAAATATCTATTTAAGTTTTATCATATACCTAAATTAAATTGTTGGAAATAATATTCTATGTGTGAATAAATAAAAAAACCGGTCAAAAACATAAGACCGGTTTTTTTATTTCGTAGTAGTGTTTAATCTTAATCTTTTATCATCAGAAAAGTATGACTACCTTGTGTGTGTTTATATAAACCCCCTGATGGAACACCCGCATCTCCCGCAGCAGCGTCAGTTGCGTAGGACTGAAGACCTGATAATCTAATTATGGTCTGGTTCATAGAAATTCCTGTGCTGTCTTCGGCTCCAAAAGCGTTAATAGCGACGCTTCCAGTTGCGAATTGGATTTGAGTTTGATTTACACCATCTGACTGGATAAGTTCTAGACCACTAGGACTTATGATTTGTGTTGAGGTTATACCTTGTCCGTCGTCAAATTGTGATAATATACCTTGATTATCTACAACTATATTACTTGTTATTGTTGGTGAGCCATAGTATTCAATTTCAATTGATGTGTCGGCGCTGATATAAATTGAGGCGCTTGCTGAAAAGGTTGCTACTCCCGCTGGTGTATTTACTGATAAAAAGTTTTCTAATTCTGTTAATTCACTGATTTCCGCACTTTCGTCTGATGCGGCTATTAAGTCCAGCATAGCTTGTCTATTTGTTGTTGTTATATTACTCATATATTATTGGTCTTTTTTTTTATTTAGTTCTTTATTTAAGGCTTTAATCTCATTTGTAAGGTCTCTTACAGCTTCATATAAAGCGTCAAATTTTTCGTTCATATGTGAGTATTTATTAAAATGGTCGTTCTCTAATATACTTAATTTAGTTTTATTTTCATAAGCTATATTCTTAACATCTTTTAACTCATCCATAGTTTTTTTTAGAAAAAATGATATTATACTTATCATAACACCACCTAGTAAAGTAATTAAATTAATTATCTCCATTTTGTAATTCATTATTTTTTAATTCTTCTTCTTTTATTTTATCAAATAACTTTGATAATTTAATAGAATTTTTAGAATTATATTTTAGACCAGTAGGTCTTTTTTTCTTTTTAATATCTTTACTCATAATTTATTTTATTTAATCACAACAAAAATCATCCGTGTTAATATTATCCAAAGGTGGATATGGACCTTGATAATTTCTACCTTTAGTATATATTCCTGAAAAATAATTAGTTATAGCCGGTTTTATTCTAAAAGATAAATCTGACTGGTAAAACTCTGGAAAAGCTGTAGGATTATTTTTAATAAAATCTTTCATCCTCTCATTATAAAATTCAGCATTATTTCTAACTTGACTTCTTAACCAATTTAGGTCTTCTGTTGCGGTAGGTTGTGAATTGTCTGAAGATTTTTGACTTACGGCTTTATTAGTTAATCTAAAATTAATAAAAGGTATTAAGTGATATACTACCCACTCACATAAAGCAGGTTGAATATATTGTATCATTAAATCATTATATAAACCTACATAAGTTGGTGTATCATTTAACATTTTAGTATATAAATTTTGTCCTAAAACTGACTGAATATTTAAGTCTTGTGCTTTCCATATAAATTTAGTTATTAAATCAGCATCTACATTACTTTCAATAACGCTCATTTTATAAACATAATTACTAGTTATAAATAATTTATAATTCATCGCCTTCTGTTATTTTTTCTATGTCTAACTTATATTTATTCAAAATAATTTTTGAGTTAGAACCATTAAACTCTAATAATCTATTATATACTCTTTCTACTAACATCTGTTTAGGATTAATATACATGGACTGGAACATTTCTAAACTTTCTAATATAACAGATTTTTGTCCTAATTCACCGGGTGTGGAAATTCCAAATATACCGGGGTTGGTGACGCTATGTCCTGTTAATATACCCTGTGTAATTTCTTTATTTAATTCAATAAATCTTTCATCACTATCGTTTAATTCTACTGGTTGTATAGTCGGTGCGTTTGCTTGACCTTCAGAAAATAAGAACATCGTTTTTCCGGCTTTAGTCGCACCTTCATAATCACTTTGTAATTGTAATATTACATTTTTCATTTCATCATCACTTGGTATTCCATTATTAAAAGTAATAACCATACTCGGTGCGAAGCCATTATCAACTTGATTAAGGTGAAATAAACTTATTGAGTATTCAAGTGCTATCCAATTTACACATGACAGATATTCTGGTTGCCCATATACTTCACTACCCGGTCTATATTCTTTAACATAAAGTATTTGTGAAGCTATCGGATTATTAGGATTAAATATTGGTTTTTTAATAGGTGTATATTTTCTTGTATTAGACCAATCATCACAATAATAAACAAATTTTTTACAATCAGACATCCTAACTTTATTTGCTGATAAATAATTTATCTCAGCTATACTACCTCCATCTTTAGAATATATAATTTCTAAAGCGAAGCCTCCAAATAATTCTAAATCATAACTAGTTCTAAAAACTACATCGTCAAGTGTTAATTCACTAAATCTATTATTTATAAAACTTAAAGCCGCATTATCTAAACCTGATTTATTCCAACCATTTCCACCAATCATCATCGCCTTTCTTTTTAGAATAGCATTATGTTTAGCACTTCTATTCATAAGTGATATTAAATAATCAGGATATAAATTATCAGAACCATAAAGAACATATCCACTTCTTGAAGCGACCTCTTCATATTGAGGCGCATTACTCGTGTTAAAATTCTGTATTACATAACTTACTAATTTTTTTAATTTATTT